GGCCCGGACGAGGCAACCGTAAAGGCTGCCAAGGAAATGGGCTGGACTCCGCAGGACAAGTTCAAAGGCGATCCGGAGAAGTGGGTCGATGCGGATGAGTTCGTGCGCCGTGGTGAAAACCTGCTGCCGCTTCTGCGGAAGTCGAATGCTCGTTTGAAGAACGAGCTTGCGGAACGTGACACCAAGATTGACACCCTGCAGCAACAGCTGGATAATGTGACGGGGACGCTTGAACGGCTTGACCAGCACTACACGGAAGCCAACAAGCGCGCCGCGCAAGGTGCTATCAACGGACTCAAGGAACAGCTGAAGGCTGCCCGCGAGGACGGAGACATTGATAAGGAAACGGAACTCCTCGAGCAGATCGGACTGGCGCAGTCGGAAAAGCGCCGGTTGGATGACGAGGAGGAAAAGCGTAAGAAAGAAAAGGAAGACCCCAATAAGGGGAAGGGTAAGGACGCGGATGATCCGAACAAGGGCAAGGGTGGTAAGGGTGATCTTGACCCTGACCTGAAGTCCTGGCAGCAGGAAAATGACTGGTTCGGTACGGACCTCAAGCGCACGAAGCAGTTCAACCGCATCGCAGAGGACCTGCGTGAGGAACTGAACGAAGCGGGCGAAGAGGACAAGTTCACTCCGGTTGAGTTCCTGGAACACTGCCAAACGCTCTGGGAAGAGCAGTTCGGTGACGGTGGTGAGAACCGCCCCAGCAAGACTGATACCAGCAACCGTTCTTCGCGTGGTAATGAAGGCGGCGACGGTAAGGTCAAGGGCTGGAACAATCTGCCCAAGGAGGCAAAGGAAGCCTGCCTGGCAGATGAAGCCACGCTGGTCGGTGAGGGCAAGCGTTTCAAGACCCTCGACGAGTGGAAGAAAGAATACGTCCGCATCTATAACCTCGCCTAAGGAATCAAGACAATGACTGACGAAAACAAGACCTCCACCCCGGCAGCCGCTGCAGCACTGGCTGCTGCCTTGCAGGGCAAGACCAATGAAGCCTCGACCGCAGCCGCTCCGGCGCAGTCGAACTCGGACGTGCAGACTCCGCAACAGAACCCCAATCCCGCCACCTCGGCGGATGTGGAGTTCGACGAGAGTAAGTGGGTACCGATGGGCTCCAAGGCTGGTCGCCTGAAGGTTCCGGAAAAGCCGGGTTGGCATCGTCACTGGTTCCGCACGGAGCCGGGTCGAATCGAACGAGCTATGCAGGCTGGGTATCGCTTTGTCGATCCCGCAGAAATCAGCATGATCCCTCAGCAGATCGGTGGCACTCCTGAACAGGGTGGCAGCACTGACCTGGGTTCCCGTGTGAGCGTTGCCGCCGGTGGCTTCGCTGACAATGGCCAGGCACTGCGGTTGTTCCTGATGGAATGCCCGATGCGTCTGTATGAGCGGGCAAAGGCAATGCTCCAGGCAGACACCGATGGAACTGTACAGGCGCTGGCCGCTGGGCGTGGTGGTAAGGATGACTACGCAGAGGCCGGCAATTCCTACGTCAAGGGCAACGTGCCCAAGCTCTTCCAGAAGAAGGGCTAACACTGGAGTAATACGAAATGGCTAACGCGAACCGCGCTGCGGGCCTCGCGCCGGTCCAGTACCTCAACGGTGCTCCCTGGTCCGGTCAGGCTCGTATCTATTCCATCGCTGCTGCATACGCCACCAAGCTGGCCATCGGTGATCCGGTGGCAAGTTCCGGTACGGCAGATGCTTCGGGTGTTCCTGGCATCGTGCGTGCCGCTGACACTGGCGCCATTCGTGGCGTGATTGTCGGCCTCGGCGCACTGAACCCGACTGCGATGGCCAACCCTGCCAACCTCGATCAGACGATCCGTCCGGGCGCTGCCCAGCCGACCGTCTGGTACGCGATGGTAGTGGACGATCCGAACGTGGTCTTCGAGGTACAGGAAGGTGGCACGCCGCTGACTGCTGCTGATACCGGCCTGAACACCAACCTCACCATCACTGACGCCAACAACTTCCTGTCGCAGGTGGTACTGGACAACGCCGACAAGGCGGGTACTGCCACCCTGCAGGTCAAGCTGTTGGGTCTGGTCCAGCGCATCGACAACGCCTACGGGCAGTACGCGAAGTGGCTGGTGAAGATCAACAACCACGAACTGGCCGCCGGCACCGCTGGCGTGTAAAGGAGAAGGAACATGCCCGGTGGCGTAATCAATACTGCTTCGCATCCGAAGCTCCTGTGGCCCGGCATTCACGCAGTGTGGGGCCAGATCTACGATGCACACCCGACCGAGTACACTGATCTGTACGATCAGCTGACCTCGAACAAGGCCTACGAACAGGACGTTGAGGTGACCGGTTTCGGTCTGGCTCCCGTCAAGGGCCAGGGCGCTCCGGTTTCCTACGACTCGGAAATCCAGGGCTGGGTGTCGACCTATGCGCATATCGCCTATGCGCTGGGCTACATCGTGACCAAGGAAGAGCTGGACGACAACCTGTACAAGGAAGTCTCCACCCGTCGCGCCAAGGCGAATGCGTTCTCGGTCTCGCAGACCATCGAGAACGTTGCCGCCCTGCTGTACAACGATGCCTTCGCAGGCGCCTACTACCTCATGCCGGATGGTCAGCCGCTGATCAGCGCGACTCACCAGAACGCTCCGGGTGGCACGTTCTCGAACGCGCTGACTCCGGGTGCCGACCTGAGCGAAGCGGCTCTGGAAGACATGTGCATCCAGATCATGAATGCCACCAACTCGCGTGGCCTGAAGATCTCGGTGATGCCGAAGACCCTGCACATCGCAACGCAGGAGTTCTTCAACGCGGAACGCATCCTGAAGTCGGTCCTGCAGTCCTCGACCGGCAACAATGCGATCAACGTTCTGAAGGCAACCAACGCCTTCCCGGGTGGTACGAAGGTGAACCACTACTTCAACAATCCGGGAGCCTGGTTCGTCCGCACGAACGTGCCGCAGGGTATGCAGATGTTCATGCGCAACAAGCCGGAGTTCGATCAGGACAACGACTTCGATACCAAGAATGCCAAGGCTGCCACCTACATGCGCTTCAGTGTGGGTGCGACCGATGCTCGTGGCATTTACGGCTCGAACGGTCCGTAAGGTCATGGCCAGCAAGAAGGATGCTGACCGCGTAGCTGCGAAGAAGAAGGCGGCCTCTGCCAAGAGCCCGGGAGGTCGCCTTGCAACGAAGTGGATGGACGCCGCTTTCGGAGCTGCAACCAACAAACCCTCGGCCAAGCGCAAGAAGTAATGTCCCAATTTGGGACACCAGTAACAAACACATAGACAAGCAATACCACCAAGGGCCCTACGATGCAAATCTTAGGGCCCTTTTTTCTTCCACAAATTCTGATAGGTAACTACTCATGGGTACTCCCACCCGCTTCACCGGGGGCCTCACGCAGGCGGCAGAGTTCCAGCCGCTCGGGCAGATCGGCATCCCTGACCCCTTCTACTACGCAACCCTCCCGCACGACTTCCTGCCGTACCGTGCGGGTGACTACACCGTCACCGCAGCAGATGGCAGCGTGGCAGCAACCGCGAACGGTGGCACTGGTGGTCGCATCCTGTTCACCACTGGCGATACCATCGGCAACTCCGCTGCGATCCAGCAGCCGACTGCCAACTTCGCTCACGTGCCCGGCAAGAAGCTGGCCTTCCTGACCCGCGTGAATCTGGATGACGTCGTGAACTCGAACTTCATGGCAGGCCTGATCAACACCAGTGCGACCCCGTTCGCTCCGGACGATGGCATCTACTTCGTCAAGGGCGTCGGCGCCAACACTGTCCAGCTGGTCGCTGAAGCCGGCGGCGTCATCGTAGGTAGCGTCGACATCCCTGTCATCCCGAACAACGTGTTCCTGAACGGGGCAGACATGGACCTCGGCTTCTACGTGGACGAACAGGAGAACATCTTCGCCTTCGTCGGCTACCATCTGGAAGGCGACAAGCCGAACCAGAACCGTACCCTGATCGGTCCGGTCGCTGCCATCCGCGCAAGCTCCCGTACTGCCGCACTGTCCATCCTGCCGCTGAACCCGACCATCGCACTGGCTGCCGGTACTGCCGTGGAGCAGACCGGTAACGCTGACTTCTTGTCGGCATTCCAGGAGCGGTAACTCGCGCACCGTCGGCTGGCGCGGTGCTGGCCCGCTAGGGCCACTGCGGCGCCTTCGCCGAGGTGTTATCCCGACCACGCTTTGCCCGCCTCTGGGCGCATCCGGAGGCGGGCCTTTTTGGAGTATCCGAGATGGCGTTCAACACTACCATCATCGAGGAAGGCCATCGCAACTACGTCATTCAGGTAGCAGGTGATCCGGCAGATACCGCCGCTGTTCTGGTTGATGTGTCCGCGCTGAATCCTCCGTGTGCAGGTGTCCGCCTCATGCGAGTATCTTATGACTGTGGTCCCGGTGTGGAGGTTGAACTCTCCTTCGACGGGGCAGCAGGTGAGTTCCTCAGCATGAGTGAGGGCAGTGGTCAAACCATCTGCTATAAGAAGGTAGGTGGCATGCCGAATCGAGGCGGGGGGACGGGGGAGGTTCGGAGCACTGCCGCCGGCGCTGCGCCCGCGGCCCACTCGCTGACGCGTCACGT